CTCGCAGTTCTTCAGTGGTGTGACGAAGAAGCAGCCCAGAAAACTGAGGATGAGCAATGTAGCGCAGCGGATCTGCCAACATAGCATACGACTTACCGCCACCGGCAGCACCACCGTACAACACTTCACGCTCAGATGAGGCTAGAAAGAACGTTTGTGGTCCCGGATTGGGACGGAAGATGACGTTATCAATTGTCGGCGTCGGTGTCGTCACCGTCGTCGTCGCTAACGTCTCCGAAGCTGGCGCTAATTCTACGATATTCGTCGGTTCCGAAGTAGGTGTCTTCTTCTTTCGTGCCGAGGCGCTGCTCGAACTCTTGCGCTTTTTTGAGGGCCGCTTCGTACCTTCTGGCAAGGAGTCGATAAGCGGAGTTACGTCGTCTTGTTGATTGCTCACTCTTTAGTCTCTTTGACAATCCCATGTGACTGATTTCTCGACCAGTCACTTTTGTTAGCCATGCTGCAACCTGTCTCAACGAATACTGCTTCAGATATTGCTTAGCCTTTTCCAGAGCTTCTAGCTCTAGCGGTACAGGCTTTAGCCATCCTTCGTCTTCTTCATCTACGACATAGCCAAATGGAATTGTTCTGGCAATGCGAGGTATCTTTACGTAGACGTTCTTTGCAGTTGGCTTCGGCAATATCCAAACACCAATGCCTAAGTCTTCCATCAGTCTTCTTCTTTTTCCTTAGCAGGCAGCAACATAACACCACCACTGTTAGATTCTACTTGAACTTTCTCAGTCTTCACAAGACCTGCTCGGTCCATCAAATCTTTGGCAGCAGCCATCTTTTCTTTCAAACCAAGCTCTGTAGGATCGTCAATGGCACCAACCATAGCAGCTGCAGCCTTCGGTGCATTAAGTGCCATATATAGCTGAGTAGCTTCGATAATCTCCTCTTTAAGCACCTTTGCAATCTGCGTAGAGCTATAGCCTTCGCTATAGCCAGCAAGGCGAAGAGCCTTCTTCAGATTGCCACCGGCCTCGTCAAAGAGGACGTCCAAGAATTTCTGTTGTTGTTCAGTGAGTTGTTTAGCCATGATTAAAACAATGATTGTTCGTAGTATTCTTCAACGGTGACGGTTGTCGAAACGGTAGAAGATGCTTCTGGATTAACCACCAAATAATCACCGGGATTCAGTACGAGATAGCTACCATCTAGCTTAAGGTAGCCGTTGGCGGACAACACATATCCGCCTACAATGTAATAGTCTTCATTGGTTGAAGCATCGTGCCAACGAATTGTAACAAGCTTATTATTCCCGCCGTGGTTGGAAACGAAGAGCAACACCATCTTGGCAATGTAATGATCTGGACATGTGTAGATGGTGTTATCTACACCTGCTGTTAGATTCTTACCAACACTTCTGATCTTCGGTTCTTTGCTCATTATTTCTTCTTCTTAGGTTTGGCAACGCCTGCCTCGGACAATGCAATGGCTACAGCCTGCTTAGGGTTTTTAACAACCTTACCACCTTTGCCGCTATGCAGGGTGCCTTCTTTGTACTCACCCATCACTTTGCCAATCTTGGCCTGTTGCTTCTTAGTCGCCATTTTCTTCTTCCATGTAATAGTCTTTAGCTTCCCAAGCCATGCAGCTGCGAAGGTTATGACAGATGAATTTGAACTTGTGGCAATAACCACGACCGCCAGCATCTACATCATATTTGTTGTAGGGGATGGCATCCATAGCCTCCATCATCTCAACAGTGTTGTTGAAGTATTCGCAGTTGGAACAGACCTGACGACGAGCTTCAGCTTCGCTGGTGTTCCATGCATCAGCCATTGCAGTCCAATAGTCTTTGTTAGCTTTAGGATCTGCAGAGGGTTTCTCAGGACCAAGCTTCCAATTAGCAATGGTCTTCTCAGTGTTGACCTCGTTCGTCTTAGCGTCAACAATAGTCGGAGTAATGCTAGGGCAATACTCCTCCGGTTTTCTCATCAGAGCCATTTCAACACTTACCTTTCTTAACCGGAGCCTTGGCGACAACAGCACCGCCCTTTGCCATCTTCGCAGTCTTTGCAGCTTCTTTGAAGGCTTTGTCGGTGGGGGCACCTTTAGCGCCCTTCTTCCTCATCTTCTCCCCAGACCCTTCAGCAATGCGCTCACGCTTTGCTGCAATGTTGGCATAGAGACCCGGCTTCATATTACTTCTTAGCCTTCTTAGCCGGAGCCTTGGCGACAGCACCACCTTTAGCCATAGCCTTCTTAGCTGCAGGCTTCACCATACCGCCCTTAGCCAGATTGACACCAGCCTTCTTGGCATTCTTAGCCTCAATCTCGTTGGCCTTCTTGTCAGCCATGTCACGCACTTCCTGCGGCAACGTCTTATCCATTGCCTGCTTGCGATAGTCTGCAACCTTCTGTGCATCAGTCTTCATTGTCGTAGCCATGTCAAATACCTTTCTTGTGCTTCTGACTCTTAGGCGGCATCTTCTTGTCACCACCTTCTTTCCACAAAACCTTATCAGCCCAATAGGCCGCACTCAGTTTACCTTTGGCAATGTTATCAGCATGCCTCGCTTTAAAACTCTTTCGTGCTTCGTCACTGTAGTTATGACCCATTGACGCATCGCCGAAGTGAATTAGTTTTACCACATCACCTTCTTTGGCAACAACCATCTTCTTCTTGCCTTCACGGTTGCTGTCAATTGGCTTGTTGTAGGCGGTGAAGCCCATCTTCTTGTAGCGGTCTTCCATAGTCTGTATAGTCCTATATAGGTGTCAATAACGGGCAGTGCCACGCCTGTCTCGCCATCCTTGCTCCTTCATAGCCGCTTCAACTGCGTCTAATGGGAACACAAAACCTGTGCGCTTTTCAAGCGCTGCTCTAACAAAATAAACATCTGAATGGAAGATGTGAGTTGTCTCTAAGTTTCCGCGATGAATTGCTTTGAATATTTCGGAAGCGTAACTGTAAGGAGCAACAAACAGTTTTCCTTCATCTTCCAGTTGCTGTCGTGTAACACATAAGGGGTGCTGCATTTCTATCCTTCTATGTAGAAGCTTTATCGATCAGCTTATTGGTAGCAAGCTTAGCTCTATCGATAACGTAGGTACATAGATGCTACTGTAACACAACAAGAAGGATTAACAAGCAATGGTTTATTGGTCGAAATTGCTGTGATGAGAAGATTGTTTATTAGTCGATTTCACATTGTGACATCTTTGCTTCTTCTCTGGGGCTATATAGAACTACATAGATCTGTGTTTTAGAGTCTCTATGTATTTGTATATCAATCTTTCAACACAGACCCTATCGAACGTTATCGTCTTCTATGTCTACATCGCCCCCTAATCCCCCATAGTTTTGCACATTTTGGTGCAGGTTGTCAATGCTCTGTTACAAACTTTTACAACTGTTACAACACTTACACTTTTCTGACAATATAGTCTATGGTGGTTATGGCAGTCTGGGCAGACTATGGCATGTCATTGTACGCCACAAAGACGGGGACTTTTTGCACAGTCTGTGTTGTGTGGCAGGATTGTATAGGGTCGGAATAGGGCTGTGGTTTACAGTGCCATTTTCCCTGATCTGTGGGTTTCGGTGTATACAAATAGCGCAGGCACCCCCGGTGGCCCACGCGCCCCTGCCCAGCCCTGCGCTGGCGCTGGTGAGCACATGCTCGGGCGACGTCGTGCTCGGGTGACACGCGACGACTACGTCGTTTCCACTTGTGTGTGTGTAAGTCATTGTCACGTATAGGAAAAGCTTCGCTTTGGAAACTGACTCGATTTCGGTTTCCGATGAGAAAAATCGTTATAAAACATAACGTTTTAATGACCACCGGGTCAGTAACGAGGCTTGGTGTATCCACCGGTAGTCATAGACTACCCCGACCTTCATTGCGCACAGCGACTACGTCGCCAACATCGACCTCCACCGAATAACCCCACAGCTTTGTCGGCTATTACAACATCTACGATGTTGCCTCCACCGAATAACCCTCGGCTTGACAGGGGTTTTCGAAGGTCGGCATAATTGAGGCCATCGACGGCGATCCCCGCTGTCACTTACCGAAGGTAAACACCATCATGTCAACACTCTTCGCCATCACCTTTTTCGCATCCCTTGTAGCTTTGCTGCATATCCTGAAAAGCGACATTCATCGTGCCATCGCCAAAGCCTTTGGCTTTGTTGTCATCGGCAACGGCTACACCAAGCGTCATTACGCCATCCGCTTCAAAGAAGCGACAGCATGGGCAGCATGCTATGGTGAAGGTGCCAACATATACAAGCGTGGCATCTGGGTGGCATCGAAGATGCACAGGGTTTGAGAAAGACCCTGCACTTGACAGGGTTTTTCGACTTGACGTATAATTGAAAGCATCGACGGCGATCCCCGCTGTCACTTACCAAAGGTAAACACCATGAAAA